TATCAACTGCATTTAAAATGCTTAAAAAATCAGGCTCATCATTAGAGAAGTTTGCCGATGGTCATGGAAAAAGCGCTCTTGAGTCACGAATTGAACAACAACTGGAGGCTAAGTAATGGCTTTTAACGATACTGTACTACAGGAAGTTCGCGATCTTCCTGCTGGCGAAGTCATTGCGGCTAGCCCATATAATGTAAGCGCATTTGAAATTTTCCAAGACGGCATTGTTGAAGGTCGTTTTGTAAAGTTTGATTCTGGCTCAATCGATAAGCTTGACGGTTCTGCTACTCCAACTATCGCTGGTGTAGCTAAGCGCAAGGTAACCGGTGAGATCGGCTCAGGCGTTTATAGCACTTCAGGCCAAGCTATTGATCAAGTTGCTGAGGTTGTCAACTTTGGCTTTGTTACTGCAACGGCTACAGATGCAGCAACTCCAACTAAGTATGCTCCTGTCTATGTAATTAACTCTGATACTGCTGAAGCTGGCAAGGTTACTCAAGACTCTGGTGCAACTGGTGCTTTACTTCTAGAAGATGCTGTATTCTGGGAAGTTAAATCAACTGGTGTTTGGCTTGTTCGAATCAATAAATATCTGTAAGGGGTTATCATGTCTGACAAAATGAAACAAGTTAAGAGCCTTTACGATATTAAATCGTTTGAAGATAAGGCAAAATTCGCTAAAACAAACTTTAAGGATGCAGGCGGTATTATTCTTGCTCGCAACCTTGAGCATGTAAGTACTGAGATTTTCACGCAAGAGTTCGCTGGCCTAACGTTCCTTAATCAAGGTGTCACGGTTAACAATGAAGGCGGTTACGCAACTTCAATTAAGAAGCTTAAGCTGCAAGTTGAAGGTCAATTCCGTGAATCTGGCACGAATACAAACACATCTGGCAAGATTACTCTTTCTGGTGAGGATGATTCAATCCCAGTATTCACTCTTGAAGGTGAGTCTGATTGGTCTGAAATTGAGCTTAAGCAAGCTGAGCTAGAGAACATCAACCTACCAGGTCGCTACTTGGAGGGGCATTCTGAGCTTTATAATCGTAAGATTGACGAGCTTGGTTATATCGGTCAAGTTCGCACTGATGGCTCTCAGAAGACTACAGGCCTACTTAACCATGGCTTCGTAGCCTCTGCTGCTGGCAGCACTGCTGGTTCCCTAACTGGTGATCAGCTTTACCAAGCAATTGCTGACTTGATTACCGACCAGTGGGCTGGCGTCTTCAATGTTGAAACATATATGGCTGACCGAGTTGTTATGCCTGATACTGTTTACAACATCTGCACGAAGAAAATCCTTAACTCTGCCGGTTCTGAGAAGTCAGTAATGGCGGCGTTAATGGCTAACTTCCCAACAGTTACATTTGGCCTGACAACCAAGGCTCGCAGCGTTTCTGGTGACTCGCGCACAACTGCTTTCTCTTCTAACCGTCGAGCTATGCAGATGCGAATTCCTGTACCTCTAAATGTATCAAGTGTTGATCAGCGTGGTTTTAAATACTACGTTGAATCATACTTTGGTGTTGCTGGTCTAGATGTTATTGAAAACTCATCTGGTCGCCATCTGACAGGTCTTTAATGTATAAGGGCGGCTTAGGTCGCCCATTTATTTGGGGTGTAGAATGAATCGCAAAGAACTAGAAGCTCAAGCAAAGGAATTGGATTTAAAGATTGATGGTCGCTGGTCTGATGAGCGTCTATCTGATGAAATCAACGCATTACTAGAAGATGAAGTGGAGGTTGAAGTGGAAGCTGTAGTGGAAGCTGAAGTGGAAGCTGAAGTGGAAGCTGAAGTGGAGTTTGCACGAGTTCGAAATATGCATAATGGCCCATGGGTTGTTGATGGTGCAATGATTGAGCGTGGCGAAGAAATGGAAATTGATTGCACTACAATTCAAGCTAAGAATTCAATTGAGAAAGGCTTCCTTAAGGTCTGCTAATGTCGATACTTGATGATTTCAAATCTAGATTCCCAGAGATAGACCCTGCAAAGGCTGATATTCTTATTCCTATTTACGAGAATATCTACTCATGCTATTACGGCGGTGATTATGCAGTGGCGTGTGATAAAGAGGCGATATTATTGCTCCTTGCTCACTTGGTTGTTACTGATCCACAATACACTGGTGGTTCTGGTTCAGCCCCTAGCAGATCAACTCAAAGTAAAACAGTTGGCTCAGTGTCTGTATCTTACGATGCGGTTGAATCTGGTAGTAATCAGACGGTATGGTTTAACAGCACTCGTTACGGTCAAATGTTCCTGATGGTTACCGCTAATAACATTGGACCCAAATTCGCATGACACCAGAAGCAGTGCTGAAACAAATGCAGCACCAGTTAAAGACTTTGCAGGAAATGAAGTCTAAATCTGTTGCTGTAGGTATTTTGAAAAGCAAGGCAACTGGTAAGGTATACAAGAATGGAACGAACGTATTGAAGGTGGCTGCCGTCCATGAATATGGCACAAACACAACCCCTCAGCGCTCATTCCTTCGCATGCCGCAAGAGTTAAAAGAAAAAGAGCTAAGTGCTTTTATCAATAAGCAAATGATTAAGGTTTTAAGTGGGGGGCAAGCGGTTGAGAAGGGTTTGGGCTTAGTTGGCGTTTATGCTGTTAACCTATCCCAAGATGCGTTTGCAACTGGTGGGTTTGGTAAGTGGCCTGACATCTCAGCAGAAACCAAAGATCGCAAAGGCTCTAGCGCTATACTTATTGATAAAGGCATTTTAAAGAATTCTATAACGTGGGAGATTCGTTAGTGATTTTTTACGAGAAAACATTGCTTACTGAGCATAAAATTGATGGTTGTTGTGAGCGCTTCACGGCGCCATTTATTGAATTTAAACGCGTTAATGATGTTTCAGTAATGAAATTCTTAGGGCTTCCGTTCTTTAAAAAGGTCGGCAACTTGTCGGTTTTATTGGGAGTAAATTGGAATGCTTCCTGATGTATCGGATGTTTTAACAGAATGGGAACAGTCGGTAATCCTAAAGACGGTTACCAAAACAACCGTTGACTTTGTTGAGACTACAATTGTGACTGCTACTCCTGCTCTAATGGTTGTTCAAGTGGCTGAGAAAGAAAAGCTCAACCTAGACTCGCTTAACTGGTCTAAAGAATATAAGTGGTTTCATGCAAAGTTCAAGCTGGAATTAAATCAGTTTGTCGAGCATCACGGGATAGACTACAAGCTAGTATCTCAGGGGGATAATTACAAAGAATATGGATACACAGCTTTTGCCGGTGAAGAGACTAAGAAGCCCCTACTGGTGGCTACATGACGCAACCCCCGCACATGATAGCAGTAGCTAAATTCGTTCGTGACCTTCTTGTTTATGATGAGCAGTTGATTAAGTTCGACCGCACCGATATTCCTGAAGGTGATTTCTCTACTAGTTACATCGTGGTTAACGGCTCCAACATTGCCAATCGCACATCAAGCGGTAGAAATTACGATGGCGAATTAGAGATAATGAGTTACAACTCTTCATTCGTTCAGGGTATTATATTAGAGTTCTATGGCGATGATGCCTATGTTAACTCTAGCAAGTTTGAGCTAATAAACCCAAGTCAGCTAGGTTCGGACCTTAAGCGAGCGCTGGGATTGAGCATATCTTATGTATCATCATCTACTGATGTTAAGCAGATTTTAGGTAACTCGCACGGTAATCGAGTGCATCTTGAAATGAACATAAACTACAACCCATCGTTTGACGTTGCAACATTGCGCGTAGATTCGACAGAATTCACCATTATAGAGGACAAATAAATGGCGAGTATTAACAACGTAATCAATGTAACGCTTCTGGCTGAGGGTCAGGCTGCCGCTACAGATAACATGAATGTTACATCTATCATTACGGGTAATCAGGGCGTGTTGTCTACTGCTGAGCGTTACCGACTATATAAAGACTCAGGATCGGTGTCATCTGACTTTGGTGCGTCATCTCCAGAGGCTGCGTTTGCCAATACGTACTTTGCAACATCGCCAACCCCTATTAGTGCTGGTGGCGTTCTTGTTATGGGTTACTGGCGAGCAAGTGAAGAGGACGTTCCAGCGTCAGCGGCAGTACTGAAGGGTGAGCAATTATCTGAAGCTCAGCTAATTCCAGTGTTAAATGGTATCACCGATGGATCATTCACTCTTACTGTTGATGGTGGTTCTGAGCAGGATGTGACTGCGATTAACTTTACAACTGTTAGCACATTTGCAGATGTCGTTACCATCCTAGATGGTGCGGTTAGTGACGCAACTATCACGCAGGTTAACGGTAGTTTTATCGTTACCAGTGATACCACCGGAGCTACATCCCTATTAACTTACCTTGGCATGTCTACCACTGGTACAGATATTTCAACCACTCTTGGATTGTCTGAAGAAACTGGCGCTTCATTAACGCAAGGTGCTGCTGCTAGCACTATAACGGCAGAAACGAAGCTAGAAGCGCTTGCTGCTATTAAGGCTGAAGTTAACATCAAAGGCGCGACATTCATCGATAAGATTCTGGATGCTGAAGTTTCAGGCATTGCGACTTGGGCTAAATCAAATGAAGTTATTTTGTACGAGGCGTTTAGTGGTGCCACTTACCTGGAGAAGCAAACAACCAACCCAGTATGGGATGTTAAGCTGGCTGGAAAATCAAGCTTCCGCTGCCTATACAGTGCAGTAGGAAATCGCAAGCTAGCAGTGACTTACATGGCGCGCACTCACACGGTTAACTTTGCGGGTCAGAATGTAGCGATCACACTGAACCTTAAAGAGCTTGCAGTTAGTGCTGAAGAGTATAGTGAAACTGATATTGCAAAGGCTGAAACTGTAGGGTTGGATATTTACACAACAATAAAAGATATACCAGTTGTTCTATGTAGTGGTGCTAATGACTTTGTTGATAACGTCTACAACCTAACCGCGTTTATCGATGCAATTCAAACAAATAATTTCAACTTCCTAAAAGTAACGCCTACCAAGATTGCACAGACCGATCAAGGCATCGATGCCATCGAAGACGACACCGAGAAGACTTGTGAGCAGTTTGTTAACGCCGGTGTGTTTGCGCCTGGTGCGTGGACACTTCCAGACTTCTTTGGCGACCGTGATCAATTCTTGGATTCTATTGCGACTCGTGGCTACTACGTATTTGCTGGTGATTTAGCAGACCAATCAACTGCTGATCGTCAGGCGCGTAAGTCTCCTACAATTCAGATTGCAGTGAAAAACGCCGGTGCAGTTCACTCTGAAGATATCATTATCACTTTTAACAAGTAAGGATTAAACAATGGCAGTTATTAGCTATCCAAACGCTCAATCAACACTAACTCTGTCGGGATATACGTTTAATCACCTGATGGAGGGTGAGGCATTAAACCTAGCTCCTGTTAATGAGAAGACGTCTCGAACTAACAGCATCAGCGGTGGTGTTTCAGTATCTAACCGCGTTGATGGTGACGTTCACAACCTTACCATTATGGTTCAAAAGCACTCACCTGATGATAAGTTCTTGAATGATGCTAAGAATTCAGTAGAACCTTTTATCTTTGATGGCTCAATGAAGCGATCTTACATAGAAGGAGGGTCACGCAAGAAATCTACAACTCAGTTGGTATCAGGCTCAGTTACAACTCAGCCAACAAATATCAACAACAATAAGGAAGCAGACAACTCAAAAACTTATGTGATACAATTTAGAAGTGCTAAAGAAACTTTCTAAAGGATAAAACATGAGCTCAGTATCAGAGTTGAAAAAGTTACACGAAGCCGGTCAATTTACGATCGGCGGTCGTGTTTATGAGATGTCTAAAATGCCATGGAAGGAAGCAAAGAAAATCTTTGCATACCTTACCGTTGTAGCTGGAGAGCTTGAACTTGGTCAGATGGGTTTCATCGACACTCCAAAGTTTGAGGTTGAGATTGAACCAAAGCTTTTATCCTACATGATGGTTGATGGATTTAAGCTGAGTACAATCCCAGACTACTTTGACGATTACCCATGTGATTACGTTCAGTTTGTTACAATGTCAATTCAGGGGTTTGCGGCACCTTTTTTGCCAGAGACCGCTACAAGCTCACCTTCTCAAGCGGAAGAAGACCAGATCGTTACATTGAAGAAACCAATGTAAGTGATGACATGTTTATATTCTCATTCCTGGCTAAAGCTGGGTATGGGAGCATTAAAGAAGTCAGTGAGTTTGACACAGTAACGGTTTTAGACCTTATTGAGATTGAAGAAATACAAGCCGACATAAGCTGGCTTAAAGCGGAGCAATCACGCAATGGCTACGGTTAATGAAGTGATCACTAAGTTCTCATTTGTTGGCTCACTAAAGCCTCAAGAGAACTTTAATAAAAACCTTAAGATGTCTATAGGGCTTTTAGGTGGATTAGCTGCTGGCATTAAGACAGCGGCCTTTGGCGTTGCCACATGGACAGCAAGTGTAACTGAAGCTTTAGACCCAATGGTACAACTATCTAGGGAGACCGATGTTGCTGTATCATTTATGCAGGAGATGGGTTTTGCCGCATCGCAAAACGGATCCAGCCTTGATGCAATGCAGGCTTCCATCAAAGAGCTAAATAAGCGTACCGGTGAGTTTGCCAGAACTGGTGGCGGACCCGCCGCTGAAGCTTTGCTTCAATTAGGTCTTAATGTGCGAGATGCTAGCGGTCACATGAAGACTGCAGACCGAATAATTATGAATCTTCAAGGTAGCATTGGCGGGTTCAGCAAGTCAGAGCAAGCCGACATCCTAGATAAGCTAGGTATTGATCCATCCCTAATTCAACTACTAAACCAATCAAGCGATAGCATTAACACTCTTCGAGAGCGAGCTCGGGCTCTTGGTACGGTAACAAAAGAGCAGGGTGATGCTGCCGCGTCGCTAAACGACTCTAACACCACTCTAAGGTTCGGCCTCCAGTCTCTAAACAATCAGATCGCAGTAGGGCTAGCTCCGACCGTGCAGAAGATGACAGAGGGGTTTATTGAGTTTCTTATCGCAAATAAAGAACTAATCCAAAACGGAATCAAAAAGCTAGGTAGTGCAATCGTTGCTCTTGGTGGTTTTTTCGACCGAATGACGCCGTTTGCACTTACCGCTGCGGTCGCGTTTGGCGTATGGAAAGTTGCAACTGTTGGGTTAACAACTGCGATTGGGGTGCTAGCTTCTCCAGTAGTCCTAATCACTGCTGGTATCGCAGCTATTGCAATTGCTGTTGACGATCTAATTGTTGCTTTCCGTGGTGGTGATTCTGTAATTCGAGATTTTATACTTAGCTGGACTGGATTCGATATAACCCCAGCATTACAAAATGCAGTTTCAGCGGTGAAAGAGTTTGTTGCTACTGTGATATCTGAGTTTAAGCTGATGTTCAACCTTATCTCTGATTTCAACTTTTCAGAGGTATGGGATCGGATGCTGGAAAGCTTCCTTAATGTATTTAAGGTGATAAAAGATAATCTATTATCTTTAGGTGGGATTCTTAACTTTGATTTTCTTGGTGATGCTGCAAACTCAGTAGCTAGCACATTTGGCTTTGGCGGCGGTAACGATGCGACAATGGACCGAGGTGTTAATAATTCAACATCAACCTCAAATGTAAGTCAATCAAACAGCATTAACGTTTACACTTCTGACCCTGTAGCGGCAGGTCAAGCGGCGGCTGACTTCTCAACCAGACAACTAAGAGGTACGCGTCAATATTTTGATAGAGGTGGCCAATGAGTTTTACCGATGGAATAAATCAAGCTCTAGGAAACTCAAAAACTGAAGTTGAAGTTGGAATTGGTGGATTTAGGCTATTTGCCAAGGTTAGCGAGGCTACAAACTATTCTAACGTGGTTCCGGTTGATGTACTTGAAGATGGCACCAACTCAACTGATGACATCATAAATAACCCTATAGGTGTAAGCATTGAGGGCGCGGTTGGAGATACCTTCATATCCACACCACAGACAGCAACCGTGATCGGCAAGGACTTATCATTGATTGGGGAGGTTAATGAGTTCCTGCCAGAGAAAAGCCAACAGCAACTTCAAAGAATATCTCAAATAGACGATCAAGTTAACGATGCAATACTTGTTACTGAAAGGTCTGAGAGAATTGCCAATAACGTTTATGAGTTCTTTTCTGGAGCACCTGGCGGAAAGACTCAGAAAGAGCAGTTTGTCGAGTACATGGAATCAATCTACTTTGGCCGACAGCCGATAAATCTATCCACTGAGTATCGAGATTACTCCAACATGGCCATGGAAGACTTAGTGATCAGCTCTAACAACCAAGATGGTGAAATTAAATTCTCTGTTAAGTTTTTGCAGATAAATTACCTACCATTGATTTATACTCAAGTTAGCGATAATTACAGCTCTCCATCTCAAAGCATGAGCGGAAAGGTATCTAGCAACGCCAATAAGGGCGGCCAGAACCCAGAGGTCAACCAGGAGAAATCACTACTCAGCAGCTTGATAGGCGGTTAAATGAACATAGTAGAAAACATTACATCCGAATATATTCAAACTCACTCACTGGAGTTTGATAGGGGATTGGCTGAGTTAAAGCTTACTTATGAAGCCAATGTTCAAATGTGGAAGATGTCAGTTACCTACACAAGAAGTGGCGACACAGAGCCTCAGCGACCTATCTACGGTGTTAAGCTGGCACTATCTACAGTTCACTTTATTCATAGAAACTGGCCATTTGATTTTACCGTTATTGACACGACAAATAACGGGGTTGACCCTTATCGTGCTGACGACTTTGAAAATGGTCGATGTGAGCTTTACTTTATTACTCCTGATGAAATGATTCAGATCCGAGGCGCAGATGTCCAATAGATTCACGCGTGATTACATTCTAAAAATACAACTTCCATCTGAAACTGTAGAGATTAGGCCACCCTTTAATATTTCATTTTCAGCAAACGAGAGTTCACTCAATAGGGCTCTTAACTCGCTAAACATGAAGATACCAGGACTTAATGAAAATACTCGCCAGAAGCTCATAAAGAAGGAATTGGACAGAAACGTTAGGCTGCCAATCCAACTTGAAGTTGGCTATCTTGGAAAGCTTTACGTTGCGTTTAAGGGTTCAATTAGAACTGGAGAGTTGACTCGTGAGGGTGCAATATTCGTAAATAACCTAGAGTGTTATGATGGGCATCCAGACTTCACTCAGGCGTTCACATCAAAGACCGTGGAGAGTAAGTCACTTGCTGTCGATGCTATTCTTGAGGATATGCCTAACACTGGTAAAGGATCTATTACTGCGATATCTAACACTACTAGGCCAAGGGTGCTAGTTGGATCAAGCTCTGACCTACTTTCGACTATTGCAGAGGATAAGGAGTTCTACATTAAGGATGAGAAAATATTTATTCTTGGTGAAGATGATACCATCTCATCAATTGCCCCTTTGGTTTCTGCAAAGACCGGGCTTAAGAATACTCCACAACAAGATCATATAGACACCAGTTTTGTAACCGTTCTTAACCCTACACTAAAGATTGGCGGACTATGTACGCTTGAGAGCATTAGTAACCCGGCAGTTAATGGGGTTTATCGAATATTTCAAATAACCACTAACGGGCAGTACAAGGGGGCCAGCGCAGCGTGGGAACAAGTGGTAACATGTCGCAAGGCAAATAATTTTAAGGTAGTACGATGAGGCGCGAAGACCTAGAGCAAACAGTAAACCAAGCATTAGCCTTTGCACTGTCAAACCTCCACACGGTAGTTCTTTGCAAAGTTGAGAGTGTTGAAGAGAAAACCATCAACTGCAAGCCGGTTACAAATCGCGTTGTAAATGGCGAGTCTAGAGAGTTACCTTTATTCACTAAGGTCCCGCCAATATTCCTAAGTGGCGGATCATCCTACAAAGCATACCCAATATCCAAGGGTGACTATTGTTTGCTGATGATTACAGAGCGATGCTTTGATTCTTGGAATGAAGGTAGTGACTATGTTGCGCCACTAGAAAAGCGAATGCATGACTACTCTGATGGATTTGCACTTGTTGGTATTAAAAACAAAGCTGGCGCTATAACCATCCCGGACGTTATCACACAAATTGGTGACATGTTCGCGCAAGGTAACTGGGAGCACGAAGGTAATTTAACGAGAACTGGTGATGAAACGCTAATTGGCGATAGAAATCAAACTGGTGACGAAAAGGTTACTGGTGAGATTGAGTCAACAGTTAAGGTTAGCGCCCCGATACTTTCAGGCGTATTAACTGGGGTTGGTGGTGCTGCACCAGTAATACCTCAATCTATAACTGCAGCTGAGCTTCACGCTCAAAATGGATTTACAGGAACCAAGGTTGCGGATGGGGTTTCATTTGTTTTCGTTGATGGGATACTAATATCATGAGAGTAAGAGCATTAGATAAAAACCTTGACTGGACATTCGGGCAAGGAAAGGCAAACTACATCAACAAAAAACAAGCATTAAATCAAAAAGTATCATCTCGCATCAAGTCGTTAAAAAATGACAACCCATTAAATATGAATGACAACATTGACTGGATTGACCTTCTTGGTAGAAAAGGTACTGAGGATACTATCCTAAAAGAGCTTGAGCGCGTGGTTAGGTCAACAAGTGGGGTTACCGAAATAACCAAGCTAGAGGTGATCAAAACGGTAAACCGAGTGCAATCTATCCAATTAAGTTATAATACCATCTATTACGAAGATCAAAGCGTGGAGATAACAGACTTATGAGTTTAACCTTTGATGAAAATGGTGTTCAAACCAACACTTATGACGAGATATTTCAGAGGCTTGTCGATGGTTACAAGACAATCTACGGCACTGATATTGATATAGATCAGGATTCTCCAGATGGACAAAGGGTCGGAATTGAAACGACTCTTAGGTTTGATATTGAGTCAGCATTGGCCTGGATATATTCTCAGTTAGATCCAGACCTAAACAATGGCGACATGCAGCAGATTATCGCTAAGCTTGCTGGTATCTATCTATTGGCCTCATCTCGATCTCAGTGGGACCTAGAGGTAGAAACGGACAGGGTTTTAACTCTGCCATCTGGATATACAATTACAGATAACAACAATCAAGATTGGTTTTTAGAAACTCCTGTCGATCTATTGCTTAGTGCTAACAATGTAACCTTTAAGTCTAAACTTTGGGGTGATATTTCTGGTGTGGCATCTGGTAGCTCTTTCACTCAAGCAACCCCTGAACTTGGCATTCTATCGATATCAGCAAGTCTTGACGCCGTAAAGGGTCGAGAGGAAGAGACCGAGGAGCAATTTAGAGTTAGACGAAAGAGATCTGTTGAGAACCCATCACAGAGTACGATAGGCGCAATTTACGCTAAGTTAGCTCAGTTACCAGGAGTTGTTGACCTTCAGGTTTATGATAACTCATCTGATACTCTAAATGTTATCACTGGTTCTTCAAACCCAGATGCAATAAATAACCCGGAACCAATAACGATTGATGTACACACGATGTGGGTTGTTATAGAGGGTGGAACTTTAGATGACATTGGAGAGGTTATAGCAAAGCAGAGGCTAGGCAACACCAAGGGCAACGTAACCGTATCTTACACCGATGAACTAACCAAGCCTGATGCAACTACGGTTTTTATTATTAATGAGCACCAAATAGATCGACAAGATGATGTAGATTTGTATGTCAAACTAACTGCAACGCAAAAAGTTTCTGGATCAGCAATTGATACTGCTGCAATAAAGAATAGCATTGCATCTTATGCGTTCATCATTGGTCAGTACATCCAAGCTGGTGAGCTATACCCATTGTCATATATTCAAAACTTTAACTATGTTGTTAGTGATTTGGAGGTATCTCTTGATGGGGTTACCTATACTGATGAGCAAATATTTTCAGGTTATGCAGGCAAGTTAAAAATAGACGTAGCTAACATAGATATAACAGAGGTTCCTATCTGATGAATAACGACATTATCAACAGATATATACTCTTCTTAATTAAACAGTATTACGAAAAGCCAAAGGCTAATGCTGAGATAAGAAACCTGCTAGTTGACTGGCAACAGATAGGGGATTTCATTAGAGATTTTGGTGAAGATTTCGACATCGACAATGCCAAGGGGTCTGTATTGGATCTTATTGGGAGAATTGTTGGTCTTCCTAGGCAGGTTAACTCAATAGTTCCTGTGGTTTATTTTGGCTTTGATAGTAACCCTAATTCAAGAGGTTTTTCATCAATATCAAATCCAGAAAGGGGGTCGGCTGCTTTTTTTAGAGTTGGACAAGAGGTTTACACACCATATCAACTTCAAGATCCAGAGTATAGAAAGTTCCTTAAAATAAAGATCGCCAAAAATAACTGTTCTCCTTATTTGGTTTCTGATGAAAAGACAAGCCTACAGCAAGTTGTTTTCGATGCTTTTGATGGGAAAGCATACGTTGTAGACAATAAGGATATGACACTTACCCTTTACGTATCACCATCTGTAAGTAATGATGATTTAAACTTAATACTAAAGCTTGATATACTCCCAAGACCGATAACATTTAGCTATAGAATTGTCATACAGGCCGAGCCTGGAGAAACATTCGGATTTTCAAACAATCCGAACTCAAAGAGCTTTTCATCAATATCAGACCCATCTAGAAATGGTGGTGTTTTTGCGAGGATTTATAATGCCTAAAATAGAAAGGTACAACGGCAATGTTATTGCATTTTCATCGGGGCAACAGTCTGGTGAAAGATTCGTGTTTGGTTCTTCAACTGTTGTTTCTGACAATCTGACAGACCAGTACACCCCAGAGGCGATCAGAGGATGGGCCACTGTTGGTCCATCTGAATTCCCACCTCTTGAGTGGTTTAATGCCGTTGGCTTTACTGCAACTCAATTTATAGCGTACCTGCATCAGATGGGCGTCCCGGAATGGAACCCATCACAGGAATACCCAACACAAGGCGCAATTGTAATACACAATGGAGTTAAATACTCAAGAGGTGCGTCTTGGTCGCTTGGGGATGAGCCAGGAGTAGCTCAATCATGGATTAGTGATGATAACTTTGTGGTCGACAGCGGAGTATCTGGAGGGGTTAGTTATAGAATTTACTCAAACGGAACAATTGACATGTGGGGAGCGGGTATTGCAAGTGGGAATACCCCATACACTATAAACTTGCCATTCTCAATAGACTCATCACTAATGCTTGATAGAATAACTCTTGGCACAAGGCAAAATCCCGGAACTTCAGCTGCTGATTATGGGATAACATCAGTGACAAGCGTGTCATCATCTTCATTTAGCGGTGCTCA